ACTTATTTGATCGTTTGTAGTTCGTTTTTCTGGCAAAAAAATGATCTGCTCTTCTTCTGGCAAAAGAGAAAACCCACATTTATTTGCGATAAACTGTTTGATGTTTATGTTGAACCACAACGGGTCTGGACCCGACAAAGGGCGAAAACAAAACGGATTACCTTGTTGAGAGTCAAAATCAAAATCTTTCAGAGAAAAGATCGAGTCAACATAAGGGCTTGTCTTAAACAATTGTGGATGCTGGGTCACAACATCCACCTTTTGTTTAAAAACTGAGCTTAATTTTTTTAGGGTAGGAAAAAACCAAATCGCGTCTCCTAACCCAAACCAATTAGGCTCGGTTGACAGAACGATTTTTCTTTCTGGCATTAGTTTTCTTTTCCCGCTTCAACTTATCAGCAGCGTATTTTTCCATACCTTCTACGGTCATCACATCAAGCTTTGTTGTGATATGCTCATAGAACTCTGGAAAATTATCCCGCATCATTTTAAGGTTAATGATCGTAGAGTTCGCAGATGGACGATTGAAAGAATTATAAAGAGTTTTAATAGCGTCTTGATCGCCTTCCATCACTAGTGAACGAAGGTTAGGACTGAGGAAAAAGCCAACCATACAGTCTAGCAAACTTTTTGCCATTAGTGTTGTGGTAGTCGTGAAGTTGTCTTGCTTAACAAAAAAAGTTTTGATTGGGATGTTCCAGATGGACATCACTTGATCTTCATAGCAAATCTTAACTACAAGCCCTTTTTCCTTAAGTTCTGACCAGATAACATCTCCAAGGCAGGCATGACAAGCTTCAAAGAAGCTCGAAACTCTTTTTTGAAACTCGGCAGGCGTATCATCATCGCTCTCTGATGCAGCGATTTTTTGCGTCAACTCAACGATAGCTTTCTTGAAGTTTTTACGGGTAATCTTCTTTCCGATAAAGCCTTCAACATCAACTCTGATTTTAGACAGTTCAGAGAACACCTTCTCTTCCTGTTCTTTCTTGGTCATCATATTAGGCGTGGATTAGATTATCTAATTCATTTTTAGTGATTTTGAGAACCCAGCCTTGGACATTTGTCCAATATTCGATTGAGGAATCAAAAAGATCTTTTTGTTTATTCTCTACAGAGAAGGGTTCATCTTTGTAGAGAGTGATTGTTTGATAAGGAAGTCCGAGCTTTGGATTGTCAGCAAGGACCGAAAAAGTTGATGTTGGCTTATAGTACTTTATCATTTGTGGAGAATAGTTCAATTGCGCCTTGAAAGAGGTAAGAGTTTTGAGTCCAATAGTTGTGGTTCATCCAGCCAGAAATGACAAGGCAATATTCCTTGAAAACATTTCCCTGCTGTTCAACAAGAAGACAAGTATTTTTTAGTTCGCCGTCTAGAATCGTAACATAAAGAAATGGGTTTTTATAGGAAACGACATCGACCAAATAAGTCGAAGTCAGGTTGACGCCAACTTTTTCGGCGGAAACATTCGGAATAACGAAACGAGCTTTGTATTTCATGTTACGTTTAAGAACTTTTTGATTTGTGAGACAGCTTCGTTCTTTTCTTCCACAGCCTTATCAAAGAAAAGCTGCTGATACATAAGGTTAGTTTGGAAAGCTAGCGAATCCGCATAAGCAGCTATGCCAGCTTTAAGTTTATCGTTTGTAATAATTAGATTCTCTGGGATCTTGTAGCCGCATTTCTGGATAGTGTTGGCGCAATCAGCGTCGAAAAGCATAACCACATCGGACATTAGAGCCTCATAAAAACGGTTGGCAAGAAAAGCATAGTTGGTATGAGTATGCTCGTCTTCCATATAAATTGAATATTTAAATTTGCGGAGGTCTTCGTTGTTCTTTTGCCATTCAAGTTTTGGCATATAGTTGCAATCGCAGCCAAGAGCTTGGAACTTCTTCCAGTTCTTGCTGGAAGCTGAAAGGAAAACGCCCCTTGTCAAGAACTTTTTGAAAGATTCTGCGCGCCACTTGCGATAGGTTCCATAATAAATAACTCCAGTCTTTTCTGAACAGTTTACTGGGGTTCTATCTGGGTCGATAATCAAAGAGTTTAAATTAACTGTGAGCCACTTCTGAATAAAGTCATTAAGTTTTTTATTTGCAATATTCTTGTTCAATATCCAATGCCTGTAGCCACTTCTTGGATTATTGCAGATCATGTCGTAAACCAGACCCTTTTCGATTACGCCCCACCGCAGAAGCTGATTATCTTCAACATCGTGATCGTTTACAAGCCAAACATAGCGCGCCTTTGGGTTCTTCTCGATAATTTGCCTATAAGGTACGTGAGGCATATAAGGCGAAGCATAAGCACAAATGATCACATCATATTGCTTGGCAAGTACTTGTGGAAGCGCGTACTCGCCGTCAAGAAGATCCGCTCCCAGAGCGCGCTTCAAGATGAGGCTATTGCGACAATGCACGATAGACGTATCACTGTAGTCTTCGGCAAGGGGCTTGCGTTTACTGGTCGCTTCGATAATTAAAATATTCATGCTTTACAAAAATCTCCTTGCTCGTTCGTATAGTATATTTCTTTGAACTCGACATCTTTCAATAGCTTTTGGCAGTGTTTGCAAGGTTTACCCATTGCCAATTTATCATTTCTGTCGATTCGGAAAGTAACCAAAGTGTTCTTGGTGTGATCGACCTTACCAGACTTAATGATCGCACAAGCTTCTGCGTGCAATCCGCTCCCATCAAAGTAACCATACTTTTGGTTAATTGGATGCGACTTCTTGGAGTTCTTTCCAATCGAAACTATTTTGTTTTTGTTTAGGATAAACGCAAAGTGACGGCAGCGAAGGTCAATGCCATCATAGATGATTAGGTTTCTGGCTAGCTGGACCAGTCTCTCAAACTTCATTCCCTACGGGAATACGATTTCTCAAAACTTGTCAAGCCTTTTTGAACTTCAATTTTAGAAAAGCGTCATTATCTTCCATAACCTCTGTAAAACCATAGGTTTTCAGCAATTTTAAGAAAGCGTTGAGCCGCTTTCTCTTTTTAAATATATTTATAAATATCTCAGGGTATTTGGAGTTGGCAAAAACTCCGTATACTGAATTTTTAATCTGTTCGCTCTGATAGACTTTAGGATCAGAGAATACATAGCTTAACTCCGCAGACAGACTGGTTATCTGTCTAAAAATCAAAACACAAAAAATGGCTCCATTAGGAGCCACGTAAACTATAGAGTTTTTTGAGTTGTTTTGAATATTAACAGCAATCTCCTTAAAAAACATAGAAGGAGACACGGTAGAAGTGATTCCGAATGCTCCTTGGGCTTTTATAGCTAACCTTAGAACTTCTGGAATATCATTGGTTCTTAATGGGCGAATCTCAAAGGATTCTATTTTTATTTGGTTTTTAGCACCCATAAGTGTAATATAATCTAAAGGTAAAAGGAAATGTCAAGGCAGTCTAATCAAAAGATCAATGCGGAGCTTTTCTCACTAGAGCCAACAGCTTTATTGGAATTCTTCGTCATTTATTATGATTACGTTAATCAGCCTGATGAGAAACTTTACATTCATGGCGGAACTAATGGAATACAAGGGTCAATTTATTGGCAAGGTCAAGAGTATTCGCCATTTCCAATTCAAAGCTCAGGGTTCGAAAGCAAAGGTGACGGAAGCTTGCCTAGGCCCAAACTAGCTGTATCTAATCAAGACTTCTTTATATCCAATTTACTTAGAAGACACAGTAATCTCATTGGAGCTAAAGTAGTTAGAAAAAGAACATTTTTAAAATTTTTAGATAATCAAAACTTTTCTGAAAGCAGAAATCCTTATGGTTCCGCAGATTCGACAGCAGGACTGGAAGATCAAGTATTTTTTATACTCAGAAAGTCTGCTGAAACTAGATCTATAGTGGAATTTGAGTTGGCTTCGCCACTTGAACTAGAGAACGTTACTTTCCCAAAAAGGATCGTGATGTCTCGTTACTGCTCTTTTCATTATCGTGGGCTTGGTTGTAGATATTCTGGCCCACCAGTAGCAGATGAAAACGATGTAAGAATATCTTATGCTACAGACATGCGCGCTGGATTGATCAGAAGAAAATACAGTAACGATGGTTCTGCGCCGTCAAACGCAGATGATTTTACTGCAAAATTAGCAGCTTCTACATCTCCTTCTGAGACAGTGACAGCAAATGCAACCGTAGATAATGAAACATCAAAGAGCTATGAATTCCTTGGTTACTTCAGAGTTGATCGTGGAGAGGCTGGAAGATATTTTCTAGGTGTTGATCCTAACGACGCAGCCGATATTTTATTAAATGGAAGAGTTGTTGCTAGCAGTTATACTGGAGGTAATCAAAACGGCTCCGCTCCAAAAGGAACTCAAGTTATTCAAGAATGGCTACAAGAGGGTAACCATAGAATTTTAATTCGTTTTTGTGCTGCCGCAACCTCCCCGCAAGGCTTAGGCTTGTACTACAAAACACCCGGTTCTGATACTTGGACTGCAATACCAGCATCAAGATTTTATTACGATATTGATGAAACTGGGAAAATGACTACTAATCAAAGATTTAGCAAAGATATATCTTTATTTAAAAATGTTGCTTTAGATGGCAATTCTTTATTTGATTTTGGTTCGGGAGATCGAGGTAAATGGAAATTGAAAACTCAGTACAGGGTTGGTGATTTTGTTTACTTAGAGAACTTTAATGTAAAAGTCCCAAAACAAGATATAAATGCTATCCCAAATTGGGAGCCGTTAAATAAAGTTTATATCTGCATTAAAGATCATACAAGCTCATCAAACAATCATCCATTCTTTAATAAGGTTTACTGGCTTGCAGATCAATGCTCAAGAACCCTAACTGGATGCTCATTTAGATTTGGCAGGCAAACCTCATTGCCATTTGGTGGATTCCCAGGAACAGAAGAATATTCAATTAATCAATGAAAACTATTGTTGAACACGCTGAAAAATCTGACCTTGAAGTTTGTGGCTTCATTCTTGTTGAGAATGGCGAGTTAAAAACTGAGCCTGCAAAAAATATAGCTGTGTATGAAAATGATGTATTTGAAATACATCCACTTGAAATTTTACGCCACATTAGAAGCGGCAAGCTGGCTGCGATCTACCACACGCATCCTCAAACAGAAGAGAAGGAATCTAAGTTTGATAAATTTAATTGTGAAAATTCCTGTATTCCATATGTAATCTATAGCAAGCTGAGTAATAAATTTAATCTTTTGGTTCCAAGAAAACCTCACGTAAAAAAAGAAAACTTAGAATTATTAAAAAAGCATTATGACTAATGTTTATTTATACGGTGAGTTGCAAAACAAATTTGGAGACGAATTTAGATTTAACATAGGTTCGGCAAAAGAGGCTTTGCTTGCGATCAACGCTAATAGAAGAGGCTTTCTAGATGAGATAAAAAAGCTAGGCAGTAGAGGAGTCTTTTACAGAGTGATAGTTGACGATCAGGTCATACAAGATCCAAAGGAACTAGAAATAACAAAAATTCCGCAAGAAGTTCATATTGTTCCTATTGTTTGGGGAGCGGGGAAAAATGGAGCGTTGATTGCCATTGGTGCGGTTTTAATGATAGCCACTGCTGGTGCAGCAGGATTTTTGGGTCCAGCTTTTAGCAGCGTTTTGGGAGGCATAGGGTCAACAACAGTAATGGGGGCCGCTGGAGCAGGATCTTTTTCTGCGCTTGGTACTGCGCTTTTTGGCATAGGTGCAAGCTTGGCCCTTCAAGGCGTAATGGGGCTATTATATCCACCGCCAAAACCAGACTTTAATCAAGAAGTTGCGGCAGGTGGTAAGTCTTATTTGTTTGGAGGCAAATCTAATAATACATCTCAAGGTCAAGCTGTTCCAGTTGGATATGGCAGACTGTTAATAGGAAGCTCGCAGATCAGCGCAAATCTGGGCCATTATCCTTTAAAGACTGATATCAAAACCTTAATGACTCCTGTTGATAGGCCAATCGATGATTATACTGATCTTGAATTCAGTAATGAAGACGAAACGGCAGCGGTAGATAGTTTTTATACAAACCAAGCGATGGGAATGGACGAATCTCTTTCGTTCACAACTGTTAATATTTTAAATTCTTATGCCAGCATAATCAGCAGAAGTGCGGCTAAGGTTACAACTGAACCTGTTGAAGTTGTAGTTAAAAGAAATGGCGAAATAGTCTCTAATCCTAATCTCCCAAATTATGATCTTGACGTTCAGTATTTGTGGGAAGATATGAGTTCAGAAATAAATAAAGGAAAAGTAAAAATTGAAAACCCTTACGCTTTTAGTTCTGGAGTTGTTTATAGATCTTATTTTGCAAAAGACTTTTCTTATTATAGCCAATTAGAAGGAGTCGCAAATACTGGAAGCTCTTATTTTATTTCTTATCCCCAGAATTCTTTAATCAGATACGGCCCAGCACAATTCAGAACTTTAGTGTTTGCAAATTGGGATAGTGGATATGCTTACGCAAGCGGAGAATTAGTGAAGCTAACAGGAACTACAGGAGACCTACATTATAAGGCGCTAACAGGACATAGTGGGGTTGAGCCAACTGGCGCTGCGAGTGGCGCTTCTTGTTGGAAGGCAGTGTCTTCTCCTGCTTCAGAAAGTCTTTACAAAGCGTTATTTGACGCTACAGGCTGGCTACCAACCGATACAAATGCTTGGGAACAAATATATTCTCCTTCTACCAGTGGTCAATTTAATGATTTAATTAATTTATTTGGCTCTCCTTATAAACCAGATGCCATTCATGCAGCAGCGATAAACGGAACGAATATTAACAGAACTTACCTTGAAGGAACTTCGAATGATGATGCCAGATTGAACGCCGATAATTATGCTATGGAATTTTTAGGTTTTTATAAGGTTCCATTTGTTAGAAATAGGGTGATAAATATAGCTGATGCTGAAAATGGAGTTATGTATGAAGTAATAAATCCCGGAGTAACTGGGGGCGTTCAATGGACAGGCGCGGGCTTAACAGGTGCGGGTGGCGCCGCTATTCCTGTTGTAGCTGGAATGACTTTTACAAAAAACTCAAATCAAGTTACAGGCGATGGTACGATAATGAGAGTAGCATCTTATAAATTTAAATTAGATTCTGACGACGCTTCTGATTTATATATCGATGGTCAATTAGCTAGCTCTTATTACGGCAATCACCCAATGTATTCTGGCTTTGCAGATCCCACAAATCCAACAGAAGGAGAGATAGAAGATTTGGATTCGACTACATCAGAAATTTATCTGACCGTTGGCTATCATAGGCTGTATGCTAGATTTCAAGATAGCTTGGGAGGAGAAGGGATTTCGATATATAGAAAAATCGATTCAAATGGAGATACTGTTTATTCGAATTGGACAATAATACCAAAAGAAGAGCTATTTCATAGAAAGACATCTGATTTTTCTGTTAATAGATATGATAAATTTTTGACAAAAAATCTACTTATCGAAGCTTCTGCAACGGTTGTTGGAAAAAAATATAGAATAGCAACAGTGGGCACCATAAATTGGGGATCAATAGGCGCAAGTTCTCCAAGGGTAGGAACTGTTTTTGTTAGAAGAGCAGGAACGGTAACGGGTTCTGGAGGTTTTGTTTTTGAGGATACTTTCAGTCACTACGAATCAACTGCTGCAAATTCAAATAGAATGGTAACGTTTTCTTCTGAGCGTCCCATTAAAGATGGCAAAATAGACAAGGGCTTATCTTACTACCAAGCTAAATATAAATGTAAAGTAATAGTAGATAATCAAGAGCAAAACACATCTCCTGTAAAACTTAATATAAGGTTTTTACCAACAGATCTTCCACTCGATTCAAACCAAAGAGCGACTTTATCAACCCAAGCTTTTATTGATGTATGAAAATATTAAATCCATACAGATTTTTGAAAGGTAAAGGTGGTTCGGGAGGTAAGACTGGTGAAGATCCAAAGTTAGTTCCGCCACAAGCTCAAAATTTGAGAAGAACTATTTCTCTTAGTGAAACTATAGATATTCTTTGCGAAGGGCCAATTTATGGGCTGGTAGATCAATTTGGCAGAAAAGTATATGGATTAGATATGCTTAAAGGTATTTATTTAAACGGAATACCCGTTATGAATAATAAAGGAGAATATAATTTTAGAAATATACTGATGGAGGTTAATCTGGGGACAGAGAATCAAAAGCCTCTGCCAAGTTTTAAAAACGTAAATATTCCAAGAAGCGCAGGATTTAAATTACTTGGCCCAATAAAAGCAGTTGATGACGCAACAGAAGCTCCATTAAATAATAGAGCGGGAGGAAACTTCGTTAACTGGGCCAAAGCAGGAGATTGGCCTTCCGAGAACAAAGATCCATTTGTATTTGTTCATAAAATTAAAAATAAAGATGTGAAGAAGTTAAAAATAAGTTTATTAGTTGAAGCTTTATCTGATACAGTTGACGTTAAAACTGGCACAACAAATAATATCGGAACATCAAAAGAAGCAACTATGACGTTGTTTCTAACATATGGATTAGAAAACTCTTTCAGTGCAGTAAGTAGGACAATTACTATTCGTGGAACTGCAACAAGTCCATTCGCAATGGTAATTGGCGACTCTGAATCTGAAGAAGATGCCGCAGCATCAACAGCAGCAGCAAAAATTGCAACAGGAGGAACAATATCCAATAGCTACACTGCTTCGGCTCCAAGCGGAGGGGGAGGCAGAAATATATCTAATTCTTTGGGCAGCTTTAACGAAAATAAAGATCAAAACCCCATACTACAGCCACCGTAAAAAATGCCAATAGAAAAAACATCCCAAGAGCAAATAGCCGACAAGCTGTATCCTACAAACCCGGCTAAAATACTCAATACTATAACTTTTCTTAAAAGAAGGTATTTTAAAGATTTTATTCCTTCTTCGCCAGAAAGAGAATTAGTGAGTGCGGGATATGTAGGTCTTGGAGTTGGAACAGCGGCAACATTTACATCTGTAACTGCTTTAGCCGCAAAAGGAAGCTCTATTACATTAACAGGCACGGCTACATAT